AAGAGGCAGATTTTTCTTCGGAGCCTTCTTATGATAGTAAGACATAAGCGATGAAATACTATTTTGCGGTGAAATCATCCCTTTTAAATCACGATGCTCACGAAATATTGCAGCGAAATCGACATAGTAAGTAAAAAGTAAAACACCGACCACTGCAAATGAAGCTACCAGTGAGAATACTTTCTTCAATAACAACCGTGATACTTTTTCTTGTTTAAATTTAACTTGAGTAATTAAAAAAATGGGTAAAATAACAAAAAAAATTGTCCATAAAACAAAGCGTAAAGAGATTAGGTCGGTAACTTCCGACACATCGGTCTGCACCATATTTTGAATTTGGTCGGGTGAAATAATGACACCCAATGTGTTTACAAAATAAGAGCTAAAGCCACCAATAAATATCAATAAAATTGCAAAGATTTTGGCAGTCCATTTCCAATTTATTAATTGAAAAATTAAATTATATACTGCTATTAAAATAACTAATGTCGCCCCTAAGAAAAGAACTGACTTAATACCATTATAAGGTGTAAGTTGATGGATTTTTTTTAAAAAACCTATATTCAGAAATAAACCTAGCCAGATAGATAGAAGCAAATTAAAATTTAATAGTGTAATATTATTGCATATCCTTTTGAATTTTAAAAAATTTACTAGCATTTAAAAAACCACTAAATATTAAAAATTTCAAATCTTAGCTAGTAAAACTTAAATAGAAATTAAAAAATTAGCTTAGTAACCAATAAGAATACAAAGCTATATTATTAAAAACAAAACTTTAAGCTCATCTTAATTTTAAAAATTTATTGTTTGATAAATTTATCATTTGAGACTCTTAGATGAATAATTCAAGTCATGAAATGAGTGAGTATATAACTAAAGTTCCCCAAGTTACCCTTCTATTCTGGATTACTAAAATCTTCGCAACTACTTTTGGTGAAACTGGCGGAGATAGTTTTTCAATGTCATTGAAACTTGGGTATTTAACTAGTACTTTTATTTTTGCCATAGTTTTTATTATCTTGTTGATTTGTCAAATTAAGGCAAAAAGTTATAAACCATATTTATATTGGTTTACCATTATTGCGAGTACAACTGTTGGTACAACATTAGCAGACTTTGTCACGCGATCTTTAGGTATTGGTTATAGTGGAGGAAGTAGCTTACTCCTCGGCTTAGTCATCTTCTCATTATTGGGTTGGTATAAAGTTGAAGGTAGTGTCTCCCCTCATACCGTTAATAAACCTAAATCAGAAGTCTTTTATTGGTTAACAATTACCTTTAGTCAAACTTTAGGTACAGCTCTTGGTGACTGGTCAGCAGATACGATTGGATTAGGCTATAGTGGCGGGATTGCTCTTTTCTCAGCACTCATTTTATTGATGGTATTTTTGTATAAATTCACTTCTGTTTCAAGAACATTTCTATTCTGGAGTACTTTTATTTTAACTCGTCCTTTGGGTGCTGTGGTTGGAGACTTTCTAGATAAACCCCTTTCCGCTGGAGGATTAGACTTAAGCCGTTTTGCAGCATCCGGAGTAATATTAATTGCTATTTTAATATGTATTTATTTTAGTAAAAATAATCAGTTAAGCAATATCAAAAATGCATAAATTGTAAAAGCCCTCCAATGAGGGCTTTTTTAGGTGCTCTAGTGATGACTATAAAAATATAAAATAGATTATTTCAACTCGGATAATTAATATATTTTTTAAATATGCCTATTTTTGTTCGGGAAAGGTTATTCCACAAGACAAGGATAATTATTCTGACAACCACACTTGATAGAAGTGGTGATCTATGTGCGCAAATTATGAACCTATAAGAAAAGACCGGGTACACCTTTTAGATTTACTCGAATCTACTTTCGACTACAAGGCCGATGTTTATCCGGGTTACGACTGCCCTCTTATTTTTTCTAAAGATGGCCACATTGAATGGCGTCAAGTAAAGTTCGGCATGATTCCACCATGGAACCATGATTTAAAGTTTTCAAAGTACACATACAATGCCCGCACTGAGACGGTAGATAAAAAGCCTAGCTTTCGACATGCGTGGGCTAAAAGTCAGTTTGCACTAATCCCTGTAGAAAAGATTTATGAACCGAGATATGTGAATGGTAAAGCGGAAAGATGGGGAATTTTTCGAGAGGATGGCTTACCTTTTACAGTAGCTGCTATTTACGATTCGACTGTAATTGATGGGCAGCAAGTTAGATCAATGTCTATGCTGACTATCAATGCAGACCACCACCCTTTTATGTCACAGTTCCATAAGCCTGAAGATGAAAAGAGATCTATCATCGTCATTCCTGAAGAGTATCGAGAAGATTGGTTGAACTGTAAAAAAGAGGATGCTGATCAGTTTTTCTTTGAGATGCCCCTAGGTGAATTTACTGCCGAATATTTTCCTAAACCAAGAAAATCAGCCAATTAAGTGCGTAGAATTTCCGACCAAATACACTTTTGGCTACGTCAATTTTTGACTTCTACTTGTTTATCCACAGCTTTTTAAATTTGAATTTCGACTGAGCTCTAGCATATCATCTTGAATATGTTACAAAATCAAGCTAGGGAAAACATATGAGCGAAATTGCAGCGTCCATTATCCAGATAAAACCGTATCTCACACAAAGTATTGTTTTATCTGAGGCTTTATCATTTAAGCAAGTTGTACCTTCAACTCACATGCTTATCCCCTACGCACTTGAAAAGATTTCAGCAGGCTTCCCCAGCCCTGCACAAGATTACATAGACAAAGTGCTCGATATGAATGAGCACTTAATTAAGAACGAAACTTCAACGTTTATTGTCAAAGTTGCATCACTATCAATGCTCAATGCGGGTATAGATATTGATGATGAATTGATTGTGGATCGTAGTCTTGATGCAAAGCATGGCGATATCGTTATTGCACTAATTGACAATGAATTCACAGTTAAACGTTTAATGATCGATGAAAAAGGTCAATGGCTTAAAGCAGAGAATCCGGATTATAAAAATATTTATTTAGCGGATGGCCAAGAATTAATAATTTGGGGTGTTGTGACTCATATCATTAAAATGACAAGGCATTAAGTCATGAAACATGAGAACAAAGTATTTTTTCTCATCGATGTAAATAACATGTACGTTTCATGTGAGCGAGTCTTTGACCCAAGTTTGAACAATAAGCCTGTGATTGTGCTCAGCAATAATGATGGGTACGCTGTGGCGCGTAGCAACGAGGCAAAATCCTTAAATATAAAAATGGGTGTGCCGCTTTTTCAAATTAAAGATATTGTTCAGCAACATAAGGTGCTCGTACTTTCAAGCAACTACGCAATGTATGCAGAAATGTCACGGCGCTTTCATACGATCCTTGCCTCTTACGTAACTGCAGAAGAAGTTGAACCGTACTCGATTGATGAGTGCTTTGTAGATTTCACAGCTTATGAAAAGAATTTTGACTTAGAAAAAGTTGGCCAGCAAATGCGCCAACAAATATGGAAGTGGTTAGGCTTACCTGTCTGTGTCGGAATCGGCAGAAGTAAAACAGAAGCAAAGATTGCAAATCATATTGCAAAGAAAAATCCCGGCTTTAACAGCGTTTGTGATCTGGTATCAATGGATCCGTGCAATAAAGAATATTACTTCTCACTTATCGATGTTTCAGAGGTTTGGGGTGTTGGTCGTAAGCATTCAAAAAAGCTTCAATCAATGGGAATTAATACGGTACTTGATCTAGCTTGTGCTGAACCTAGAGAAATGCAAAAAAAATTTTCTATCGTCATGGCCAGAACCATTTACGAACTGCAAGGTATCTCATGCATTGAGATTGAACACATTCCCCCATCTAAAAAGCAGATTGTTGCATCAAGGTCATTCGGTGGTCGCGTAACTGAACTTAATGATCTGAAAGAAGCTATCTCAATGTATGCTCAAGATGCGTGTAAAAGACTTCGTGATGAAGGGCTTTTATGCGGATGCATGATTGCTTTTGTACAGTCAAACCCTTTTGATCCCAATGTGCCGTTCTACAACAAATCAATCACAGGTTCGTTTTCTGAGCCCACGGATTGCGCTATTGATTTTGTTAAAGCAGCAACAAGAATGTTGAACGAAATCTATAAAGAAGGAATTAAATACAAAAAATGCGGTGTTGTGCTGACATGTTTAGAGCCAAAGTCTGGCCATACTTATGACCTATTATCTGACTTTAAACAAATAGAGAAAAAGGAATGTTTAATGCAGGCTATGGATGGTATTCACAGCAAATTTGGAAAGAAAAAACTAGGCGTTGGTCCATGCTATGTGCCTGGTCGTAATTGGTCAATGAGTAGAGATAAATTGAGTAAAAATCCTTTTAAATTTGATGAGTTATTAACTATAAAAGATTAAAATAAATAATATTTTATTTACAGGTGAAAAATTATGGATACACAAGAATTAAAAACTTTAATTCCTTTATTAGCACCATTCCTAACAGTTTTCTTAGGGATATTGGCAATACCATTTATAGAAGTTTATAAAAACTATATTGAAAAAAAAAGGTTATTAAACTCTTTATTAGAAGAATTAAAAGATGAAGTTAAGAATTTACAAAAAGAATATGATGACTTGTTTCCTTGTTATGTAAACGCTCTAAAGATAAAAAGCGATGAGGAAGGTACTAATTATAATGTTGTAGTGCCAGTATCTATTGTCCTATATTCAGAAGAGAAATTACTAAATAATCATTTCCAAAATTTAGATCAAAATGTACGACAGACTCTTAAAAGTATTAATTCATTAATAGAGCCACTTAATCTTATCACCGAAAAGTTACATGATCTATATCATGATGCTTATCAAGATAAGGATATAAATAATCTAAAACTTCAAAAATTAATTGATTTATTAGGCGGCTATTTATGCAATATGCTTTTTCTTAGGTACAATATGAATTATTTAATTGACCTATTGCTAAAAAAGAATTCAAATTTAAAAATTCATTATGAAATAGATTTTAAGGATGCTATTCACCAACAGTTACATGAAATGAATAAATTACATCATTATTCTTTTTTAATGAGTCGATCAGAATAGCTTTTAAAAATGAGAATAAATTTGCTCAAAATTAATTGATATCATTAAAAATGAGCAAATATTTTCTCAATAAAAATCCTCCTTAGATGACTTTCACACAAACACCTACATTCACATTGTTATTAATCGCATGCGCTGTACATCCTGAAAATAGAATGCACAGCAATGTAATTGCGGAAGCTATCCTTGAGCGTTTGCAATGAAAGACTTTCATATAACAACCCGATTGGCGATCCAGCCGTAGAAAAATTGTTCCTGGCTTTTATTACGTTCACAGATTTCAATGTAACGTTGCCCTTGCATAATATTGAGAACTCGCACCAGAACCTTCTCGCCTTCTTTCCCGCGTTTGACCAAATAAGTTTTGAGTGCATTAAGAGTTGCCGGACCATATATCCCATCTACTGATAAATCTGGCCACCCTGCTTTACCATTGTTATTTAGGAGATTCAAAGCACGTTGTAAAAGAGGTTTTGCAAAGCCGGTACCGCAATTCACACCAGTGTCTAGAAGCTCTTCAGCTACAGCAGAAGAGATAGCATTTACCTTGTCAAAATGTGGGGCTGTCCAATAGTTTTTGCGGTAAATTGCTTTGGCCACATCCAGCGGTAAATCTCGCATATTGCCTTTAAAACCATTTGCTCGAGCAACTGCTTCAGTAATTCCATACTTAGTTGCACCGCCCCGATCTGCTGGGTTATTTACATACCCGCCTTCACGCTTAATCAATTCATCAAGATATTGTTCAATGTTCATTTCACTTTCCTTTAGATAATAAAAAACCGCCCGAAGGCGGCATTAACTGTTTTCAATGTCTTTTCTGGCTTTTTTAAACTCTTTGATCACTTCAACGATCGTTTTACCTTCCTGTTTATCTATGAAGTTAAAAATCCAACGGACCAAAGCCCAACCGGGTAATCCACATACAAAGAAGAATCCACCAAGTGCAATCATCCCCCATACATCAGTAACCCATTCATGAAGGCCCCACTTCACGATAATGAATGAGCCGCCAGCCAAACTTGATACAACCGTACAGATCAAACCAACTGCCCACTCTTGTGGTGAGCGTGGCATACGAGTCATTAATACAACTGCTGCAACCAAACCGACTGCTAAAGTCACCATGATTGCAATCCCATATAATTTTAAAAGTGCTGTAAAACCGCTAGTGGAAACTGGTTCCATTAATTTCTCCAGATATTTTTAGACAATAAAAAAGCACCCGAATTGGGTGCTCAAAGTTCTTATAAGGTTTAAAGGGTTTGTAAGATTTTCCCTCCATTCATTAATTTGGTTGTAAGTGGAGCAACTCCCACAATTGCAGGTCCTCCCAGTCCCGGCTGGCCTTCAGTCGTTCCATGGTATTGCCAGTTCCACGTTCCATCATTAGTGGACTTGGTACCACGTTCGCCCCAGTTTCCGCCATCACCTGATAATGGAGATCCATAACGGTCATTTTGGGTTCGGTAACCTTTACCGGGCACTGCAGCTTCAGCATCGGTTACTTTGACAACCATAAAGTCACCATTTAAGTACCAACGCCAGTCTTGCGAGTCATTTGAAATGGGCTGGCCCGTCATGACCCGTCCAAATGGTGCACCAGCTCCTCCGGGTATACCTTGGACTCCATATGCTAACTCAGTGTAAATACCGCTTGGTGTTGCGCCGCCACCAGATCCGCCTCGAGCCAGAGTTCCACCATCAATGATCAGGTTCAATTTACTGTGCCGGTTCAACAAACCGGGTGCTCCCTGAAACCCATCACGGCGGGTTTTGGTAAAGTTGTAATCTGGATCGGTAGACCATGCACCAAATGCCAAATGTGGCAATCCTCCATCACCACCACGTCCAACAACAGCACCTTTAATAGTCAGATTTACCACCAGATCGGGCGGGAACTCCCCTGTATCTATCGCCGGAAATTCTGAGGCAGCTGGAACGATATACTCTCGTTTTGCAGGACTAGAGTTATAGTCGAATTTATAGACAAATCTGGTTTCCGGTCGATAAGAACTTGAACTTGAAACCAATGCACCTGCTTCAACTACAAAGCTAATTTCTCCAGTCGTTGGTAAATCACCTCTTTGCATTTGATATAAACGTGCGAGATTAATATCAAGCTGGTCATATCGAATGTAGATCGGTGAATCATCAACCGGTACATCAATAAAGTCTTTATCGTTGAGGTAATAGCGCTCATCGTAATTAATTGCAGTAATGGTATTAGAGAACTGGTCAGCCGGTTCTCTTTTCGCTACCAGATAAGGCAATGAGCCTTTGGTATCATCATTAACAACCGTATAGATAGTATTCACAAAGTCATCAGGACTTAGCTTTAATGCACCGTTCGGTAAACGGCCTAAAACCACCTTGTTCTTGGCAGATCCAGCGGTAACAGGAATTAAGTCCACGGTACCATCACCCATTTGCAGATAAATCACATAGCTCTTGCCTGCTATGAAATCTACATCATGGCTTAAGGTGAGAATTAAACCCTCTTGCTGTACCACTTCCCCGCTTTGATGAATACCATTGCGATAATCCGCTACAGCAATCCGGTCACGTAGCACAAGCAACTCAGACTCAGGCGCCGCATCAAAGGTGATGGATTTACGTTGAAACCGAAGCTTATTCCAGATCCGGTACGCATTAAAATGAGCTTGCCACTTGTTTCGTACCCCAACGGATTTCACTTCTTTCGGGTTCTTTGCGCCTTTATCCGGCAAATAAATATTGATACGGCTATCGTCGGTCGGATCCGTGTATTCATAGATCAGTCCATCGTAGTCATCCATCACACCAAAGGTCAGATCATGCTTGTAACTATCCGGAATGATATTCCTGAAGTTAAACAACATTACCGAGTTATCAGTTGGCCGTTCAAAATAAAGCTTGAGCTTATTATTTTGACGATATGCAGTACAAAACACTGCATCACAAAGATTGGTAACCAATTCTTCAAAAGATAGGTTTGTATCATCAATTGTGGTACAGAACTCAGCAGCTAGTGGCGTACCAAAATAATCCACTACATCGTTATAAGTCCTGTAAATGTTTTCAAGATCAATCTCATCAATCGTACGGCGGCCAATCTTGTCGTCCAGTGCCATAGATACTAAAGCATCAGCAAAGCTCGATGTTGGAAATAGCTCTGTCGTCATTGCCCCATTTTTATAAGTCGGCAACATTCGCTGAAGATCAAAATTGATCTTGCGGGACTTAACAGATAAAGCTCCGGTCGTTGCATAAGTACGTGCACGAAAAACCGTTTCATGTTCATACATTGTGCTTTGCAAAGGATAAGCACCGTAAAGCGCCTGCCACTTTACTTCATCTACTACCGTTGTAACCGCCGGTGTTGGTGTTAATCGGCGTGCACGGACACTACAACGCCCCTGAAACGTGACCATATCAAGTGTTGCGCCAACGGTCTGACGTGACTTTGCCGAACCTTTCAAAATGATCTGCTTCAGCATCGGATTACCAATCGCTGCACCAGATTCATTTACCGGTGTTACTTCAACTTCAATCGTGACGTTAACAGCGGCCTGATTCCCACCTGAAGAAACGGTATAAAGTCCATTGGTGGCCACAAAATTACACAGCACCCGGCTACGTTCAACATTGTCCAGAATGAATGGACCAATCCATTTTTCACCTATTGAACTGATCTTTGGTGACAAAGCTGCAGTTTGTTGGTTATTTAACTCTTTAAGCTTTAACCAGTTAGCATTAACGGCCGCCGGATTTGATAACGTCATACGGTCATCAGCTACCGATAGAACGCTGTAAGTGCCGTTTAAATCATAAGTCTGACCGTTAAACGTGAATGAGGCATTGGTGATTTCTACGCGGTCATTACTTACAAACTTAGTGGTTAAATCCGTATTGTTTGCAGATGCCCGAAGGATCTCGTTTGGATATGCAAAATGAAGATAGTTGGTACCCTCTAAAGATTGCGTATCTGCTGGACGGAGAACTTGGCCATTAACAGAAGTTTGATGCTGAACCGTTAAAGGTGGAGTTGTAATTTCGGTACCAAGCGAGAAATATGGCTCACCCGAGACAATATCGACACCCGGTCGATAGACTTCTACCGATGCACCGGCAATATCGACAATATTGGTTTCACCGTCATAAGCTCCATTGATTTTATAGTGTCCACGACCAATACAGCCCACTACATGCTCAACTTCAACGTTATTTTCATATACCTTGTAAGGTACTGCGATTAGGTCGGGAGTATTCCACCCAGCTCCATAGTTATCAGCAATACGACCATTCACCCGGATCTTGTTTTCACGGTTAGAAAGTTCATTGTTTGCCGAAGAAGACTGGTTAGTATTTTGAGTAGTCTGGGCTATCGATGGAGTCGGCATTAAAAATGCGATCGCAATACTAATCACAATCGAAACAATAGCAGCGACCCATTTGGGGTTCTCAACTACGATAAAAGTACCCGGTAAGAAATCAAGCTGCTTTAACTCATAAGCATTCTTCGGTGTGACTTCGTTCGCAAATGAAATTTCCGCATGATCCATATTGCTTGTGGTATGAAAGATACGGACATGCTCAGGCATATGTTCATATTTTGAAGTGAGCCATTGCCCAATGGTTTGAGCCTGCTCAATTGTCTTTTCTTCAGACAAAGCGTCTTTTTTATAAATAACTTTAATCATAATAACTGACCCGGTTAAACCCCATTTCCATCACAACCTCTTCAGGCAAATAAGTGACTCCGCTTTCCATGAGGTGAAGAATCTTTTGCCCACGAAAAAGCCCCACATGCGGGGGCTTGTTTCTTTGTCTCGGATGGAAGGCGACTATGCAGCCTTCCTTGGGCATGGGTAGCGGATTTAAAAGTTTTAACCGTGAAGATAAAAAAGTAATTTTGCCCTTAGGCTGCATAAAGAGTTCAAGCGCTTCCGCCCGATCTATGCCGTATAGGTCCATTGCAGCTTCATGAACAAAGTGAACACAGTTGTAGTGATCCTCGTCATATTGCCTATCGAGCAAATGATCATGACTTTTCATATAGCCCCCTTCAAACCACTAAAGCGATCCAGTGCAAAAATATCCCCGGTTTTAGTGGTATTTAATCGTGGTGATTCAGCCTTGAATGTCACAGCTTTATGGTTCATGGCGACACTTGAGAGTTGTAGTCCGAGTAAATAAAACATTGGAGAATTCAGATTGTCTGAACTGTAAATCCGGTAATTTACTGTTGGCTTTACATCGGGATATTGGCCTTCGATTACCCGTTCAAACTCATCCGGCATTACATCACCTAAACCAGATATAGAGACTGTTAATGTCTGGTCCAGATCACCCAGCATTCCGGATCTTTGAATAGATGCTGGCAAAAATTCATAATAGACCTGACCGGATCCCTCCATATGTTGTACATACACCCCACGATCATCATTACGGACTATTCGGTATGTGTTCATAAAAGAAGGATGAGAAAGCTCAATACACTCCAGTTGATAGACATTAACTTTCCGATTGAAAAAGAATTTGGCATATTCGTTATCCATTAGACCTCCCAATCCTTAATCAAAGCTATATCGGCCGTAAGGTTAGGCTGGTTTTGAACAACTTCGAGCTGAGCATTTACCCGGTAAAGGTTGCCGTTCACCTCATTGGTCTTGAATGAGTTTGGAATGAAATTGCATTGATATTGCTGACGTGCTCCCTGATCAATCACCAGATCTGCATAGAATGAAGCTGGTTTATTCTGATAGATCCGCCAGAAGGCCATCATTTTATTAAAATCGGATTTACTTAAATTCCAGTTCACATCAACAATGTGGCTGTTACGTTTCACATCGATGTAATAGCGACCACGCCCACCATCCATTTGTTGTCGCTTAACATCATCACCCGGTGTTACGCCATAGCCGCTGGTCTGAGGATTTAGCTTTAACTTGTACATAACTTTCCTTCAGGTAATAAAAAACCACCCCGAAAGGTGGTTTGATGAAATAGGGTTTAGATATTTAAATTAATTACAAAAACGATTTAACATTAAGAAATCGATTTAATAATAGTTTCTTTACCATCTTCAAAAATCTCTTTCACTACAAACTTGCAGTAGGATCCATCTTGAGATGGTTCAGTCAAAAAAGGTGGATTCACAATATCTTTGATTTGTTTAAATCGGATCAATTCATAATTGGCATTTCTTTCCAACTGATAGTCCATTTTTACATCACAACTATACATAGTAGTTGATCCAATAACAGAAGTAAGTCTGAAAGTTAACTTCTTATTTGCGGGTACTTTAAACTCAAAAAACTCTTCACCGTTATTTAAACTGATTGTGGGTTTAGGCATGTTTAATCTTTTGGGCTCATGCAATGAGCCATACTTTGTTAAATTATTTGAAATCTGCTTTGTGATTAGGTTTTTTGAAATTTTTTCACCCTCATTATTTTGATAAGTAATATAAAACTGCACCATGGGAATATTACTTCTATAAACCCTTAAATTTGCAGTATTTCCCGAAACATCATCCTGATACATATTTGTGGATCTTACGAGATTATTTACTGCAGGAATGGCACAGCCCGAAAGGCTTAAAAGTATTGTCGAAATTACAATTATTTTTTTCATGTCATAACCATCAATTTAAATGCAAATAGACTCTATCACCTTGAAATTTAAATATTATGAAAATGAACCCTCCGAAAAGGGTTCAAATTATTAAGTACGATTTCTTCTCGCTGTCGTATTCTCAGTCAAAGACCGACTAATAGTTGAGTTTGGATTCCCAATTTGATCACTTACAAGTTTAGGTACCGTTCTTGGAAGCTGTTTATCCAGTTCATCTTTTACAATGATCCGGACTGTTTGCTCATCCAGTTGTTCGGCTTCAACTGTCGCCCCACTCACCTGATTAATCACTTCAATTTTGAAATTGATTGTCGGTGCAGCTGGCTCAATTGAAGGCATAATCTCAGCTTGAGGGCGTGAAGTACTTCCTAAAGTAAAGTCCTGAACATCATCCAGATTTGAGCGATCCTGAACTAAACCATTTGATGAGAAGTAGACTTTGCCATCGTGGAATAGATCAGAACTGACCGAAGAGGATGCAGTAGATAGGCTTCTATTACCCTTATAGATAATCTGAGTATCTTGAATCGGTTGATTAAAGACGTCAGCTTGCTTTTGGCTTTCTATAAAGGCATTAGAGCTCATCATTGCACGGCGCACGACATTATCAGCAGAGGCATTGTTATTGAGAAAAGCTTCAGGGTTTGCACTCTTACGCATTTTCTCGACTAAGCCAACACCGCCCCAGCGTTTAATATCTTCTTGCGACCAGACCACCTCTCCTTTATGGACAATACCAGCAGGCTGATATTTCCCACCTGATCCAGTGTAGCCACCATCTGCAAAACCTTGATCTTTGATTGCCCGGATGTTTGCAATAATGCTAGCACCTTGAGCAATAGCACTTGCAATTAATGGGATATTTGCTGGAAAACCAACACTAGCCGCCTTTGCAATACTTTGCTGAATCGCAATACCGGCAGCTGCAATCGCATAAGCTTTATCAGCGGCAAACATGATCTTGTATGCTTTAGATTGCTCTCCAAACATTGAACCAAACATCGATGTGAGTGAACCCATCATTTGGCCACCAAATGCAATTTGAGTGTTCAAGCGGTCTTGCTGATACTTATCTTCAATATCCTGAGCATTCTTTGCATATTCGGCAGCAATCTGATTACGTTGATCTTGAGCAGCTTGAATGATAGCCGTTTTCTGATTTTCGTAATCCTGCTGCTTAATTAGTCCAGCTTCGAATTGAGCATTCAAACCATCTAAAGAGTTTTGCTCATTCAGGTCGGTAGCAGCAAATTGACTATCTGCTAAATCATTTGCAGCATTTAAACGGCTAAATCGTTCCTGATCCTGTCTGAAAAATTCTCCGGTACCATTCATATCCGCTTGGATACCACCCCAGTTTTGAGCAGCATTATTCACTTTATCGCGTGTCTCTTTATCCTGATTGGCTTTAGATAATGCGATTAGCTTTTGCCGCTCTTCAATGGAAAGTTTTGTATTCTTAAGAATCTCCTCCCTTTCCAGTCTATAACGTTCCTGCATGGCCTGAGTTTCGGCAAGCAAAGATAAACGGGCTTGAAATGATCGCTGCTCTTGGGCTAATTTCATTAGTCCTAATTCTTGCTGATACTGCTGTTCTAGCAACTCTACTGCTTGCTTTTGTTCAGATTTACTTAATTCAATATCATGAGCCGCATTGAACTTTTTACGGTTAAAGGACTCTTCTAGTAACTGTTCCTCAGTTTTACGAAACTCCTTGTAGTCTTCCAGCTTGCTTCTAATTGCTTCTTTAGCAATAGCCACATCATTATCAGCACGGCGCTGTAATTCTGCCTTAATTTCAGCTGTTCTTTCTGGCGAGAATCCTGCCTTATCAACGTCTTCCAATCTAACTTTCAAATTATTCTGGATCCGCTGTACTTCAGAAGCTACTTCATTTTCAAGAGAGCGCTGAGCATCTAATTGACGATCAAGTTGAGACTGAATGTCACCTGCTGCTTTATCACTTCCCTTACTCGCACCACCTTTCACCTTGCTCTGCATCTTTGGAGATTGATGAAGCAACTTAAGAGATACACCATCCTCAAAGATCACCTCGCTGACATAGCCACCACCTTTGCTGTCATACCATGTCTTAATATCTTTCACGGCGACATTGGTGGTGATCGGTGTGCCTTCAGGCATTGAAAAATCAATACCCTTATGAAATGAAGAAGCCCCTTTAGTTGGGGCTTGTCTTGGACCATAATTTGAACTGATCTTATAGGATGATAATGGTTTACCACCTGCCTGTAATCGGGCTAGATGTTCATTCGATACTTTCTGGCCAGACATTGATCCGCCATAGCGAACATCAAGATGTGGACCAGTACCAATACCGGATTGACCAGAAATACCAACCAAGCGTTTAGTAAGTTTTGTTTGTTTTTCAATTTCCTGCGTCTGCTTTCTTTTAGCTTCAGTTAATTTATCTTCTCGCTCCTGTTGTTCTTCGATGATCTTGAGATTTCTAAGTGCGCTATCAATTTCATCCTTAGACAAAATTGCGCTCATTCCTTTTGCTTTTTGCAGTTCTAAAATGGCATTAGCTTGAGCAACGGTGTAACCTTTATCAAGCCATCCTGATTTATAGATTGAGTCAATAACGCTATCTTTTTGCTTGGCTTGATAATCTTGTAAAGCCTTTGTTGCCTTTTCAGCCTCACTAGCAGTATTCCCCAAAGCATCCGCTTGCTGTTGATGCTGAGCTGCTGCATTCTGGGCTTTATTACCGGTTAAAGTTACTTCAACACCGAAGATTTTTAACTTGTCAGCAGATTGAGCTGCTTTAACTGAATTTTGATCATATTGGGCAGCTTGCTTTTTAAGATTTTCATATAGATCTGTAGGCAACTTAATTTTATTTAAGCGCTCAATAGCTTCTGTATAGCTGATAGTTCCAGTTCTTGCATCTTGGGAAATCTTTTCTACTTCCCTGTTCCCTCGTGCATAGTTCTCAATATCGATTAATGCTGAACCTACAGTTAGAGATGATTTTTTTAATGCCTCATTTTGTGCATTAAAAGCATTTGTTAAATCATTAACTGCTTTAGTTTTATCATTGCCAGTTAATTTTTTTAGAGCCTCATCAGTTCTTTCAGCAACTTTTGCTTGTTCCTCGAGTCTCTGATTCGCTTTTGCTGCTTTATCCTGAAAATACATATAACCAGCAGCTAAGGCAGAAATACCAATTGTGATAGCACCAATTGGCCCACCGACTAAACCTAATGCTCTGCTACCTAATGTAGCTACAGTATTTAACCGAGATTGGGCCAATGAATAAGCTGAGGTAGCAACAGTAGCCTCTTTGATGGCAATATTATGAGCAATCTCAGCAGCTGTTAGTCTTTGTACAGCTGCTGCGCGGGCATTAGCACTTGTTGCTGCGTTATATTCTGCTCTGGCTAAATTAATCTCAGTTAAAGCTAAAGCTGCAGATTGTCTAGCACGCATTGCCTCTACACCAAGCAACTGAACCTGAGACTGAGCTTCAGCAAGATTGGCCGCTCTTTGTTGAGCTGAAGCGACAATACTTGCTTGAATAGCAATAGTTTTTGTTGCAATGGCTTTCGTGATTAAACCAACTCCAGCAACGATTGCACCATTAATAATTAAATTGAGATTATTACCTAGAATTTGAATCCCTTCTGCCAATGTTTGAGCTGCTCCAGAGCCTTTCCCAGCCTCCCCTACAAATTTAGTGATTTCGTTATTTAAAAGCGTGAGTGATTGTCCAATTGTTATATCAGTTTTAGCAAAAAGCGCATCAACATCAGATTCTACATTTCTAAGTGCTTTCACGATTTCCTGTGAAGTGATTTTTCCTTCAGCTGCTACTGAACGTAATTCACCTACAGTAATACCCATACCTTTAGCAATAGCCTTTGCTAGAGCTGGTGTTTGTTCCATAACTGAGTTGAGTTCTTCACCACGTAATGTGCCGCTTGCTAAAGCCTGCCCAAATTGGACTAAAGCTGCATCAGCAGCTTCTGCGCTTGCACCACTGATTGCAACTGCTTTTGATACTGTTTCAGTTAGTCGAGCAGTGTCATCCATAGTGAGATTTAAGGTTTTGGCATTATCACTAAAACGCTGGTAGACCTGTAGAACAGAATCCCATGCTGAATAAGTTTTTTGAGCAATTCGGAAAGTATCTTCAGTAGCCTTGTTTAATTCAAATTGGTTGTTAGTGACTAACTTAAGACGATTCTGAAGACCTGTATAAGTGTCCATTTTAGATATAGCTGCACCCACCGTTACTAGGCCAGCCATGTGTCCTGCTAAAGCTCTGGTAGCTACAGATAAGCTGTCCATAGACTTAGATGCAAACTCACCTTTACGTTCAATGCTAACAAGTTCATTGCCTAGATTACGCGCATTACGTTCAGCATTTTGCGAATCAATAACAATGACCAAACGGGATTCTTGTGCCATTTTACTTTCCTCTAGGCAATAAAAAACCCACTCAATGAGTGGGTAGTTCTTTTTAAGTTAAATATAATTACCAAGCAGGGTAGTTAAACCAATTTTAAAAAGCACCCTAGAGTACTTTTTATACAAGATATTATTTATTCTCATGGTAACGAAGAATACTAGCTACTTTTTGAAATAAGTAGCCTGCAAGGAATCCATTAAATATAATTCCGATTCCTGTTGCTATCATAACTCCAGACCAAACCGTTTCTTTACCATAGTAAGAAGCTACTTCAATTCGACCAAATGCAAGAATAAATAAAAAACCTGCGATAAAGCCGAGAGCTATTAACACCCACCCGATAGTATTACAAACTTCACTTTCTCTCATTGGTTTATATTGTGGTGCACTCATCTTAATCTACCTTATTAAAGTTCCTGATCACTTTGTATTTAATATCTTGGTTTGTTGCCTCAATAATTTCCAAAAGAGCACCTTTATAGCCAATTTCTTTTGATTGGCTTAAATCATACTCAACATCATTATTAAATGCTGGTCGAGCAATATTGCTTGAGAATTCACGATAACCAATATTTATTTTATTTCCAACTTTTCCGCTGTAAATTAAAGTTTGTTGGAACGAATCTTCATTAACTGATCCTTCAGTCTTGAAACTTACACCTGTCGCATCACCACATGACTTAGTATTGTAGATTGTAACAACACATAACCATCCTTTTTTATTGATCATTAAGACACTTGGTGGATCCGATAATAGTTTTGCTCTAGCTCCTTCAGTATTTTTCTTAAGTTCGCGCAAAGAATAAAATTTATTTTCTTTGTCATGGCCAATTTGAGCATACTTACCAGCGAAAACTTTATATTGCATATTTAGATCATAATCAGACTGTATCACCATTACGTCTTGTTCAATGATCTTTCCTTGTGAAACTAAAGAATCCCCTACGTAAGCCGTATTTATAGAACCTATTGGCGGCTTACTAATATTTGCAGTTTTAGGAATATAATTACCAATTTGAGGAGTAGTACAACCCACTAGCCCAAAACCGATTAATCCAGCAGCCAATATTTTTTTCATGAATTCACCGTTTGTTATAAAGTGTACTAACTTTAACAAACTGGTTACTAAATGTCACATAAAGCAAAACCACCCGAAGGTGGTTAATTTATACGAATATATTTATTTAAAAATTTTGGAAAGAATCGCTCCAAAATCCATTAAATTTATACCTTTCACATAATACATATACATAAAAATTATTAATAAAATAACAAATAACAATGTTGAATACTTTTTCATTTGAATCCTTTAATTAAATTTTCAAGTTTAGAAAACAAACTATTAAATTCTTAAATGTCAAAAATCAACCACAATTAACGACAAAAGTTTTTTTATAAAAGCTAATCACAGCTTCATAATCTCTTAAGAGAGTTTCCTTTGTATACACATTAGGGGAAAGCATTAGTAATGCTGGCATGTATTGTTTTTTATAGACATCAGGATAGTCCTTGCACAATATTTCCCGTTTTTGGCTCAAAGAAACCTCTCGATTCTCTAGAGCATTGAGCATCATATTAATCTGCTGGCTAGATTGCATGAACTGCTCTTCAACTGATGGTGGAAGCGGTTTAATTTCATCTTGTTTTGTACATCCAACAAAAGACAAAGAAATCAATAAACAAGAATATAAAATTGAGTTTCTCATCTTCCGTACTTTCTCTTTTTCAATTGCTCATAAAGGTCAGCTGCATTAGAAATTGCAATGAAGATTAAAACTAGCGGAATAATCAATATTCCCCACTGAACTAAATGAAAGTTATTCATAATCAAATCATGGAATGGATAAGTATTAAATATTTCTAAATTAACGAGCCATTTAATTGAAGGGAAATAAGCCAGTATCACCCCTAAAATGAGTATGAAATAGAACATCATCCTATTAAAAACTTTAGGATATTCTATAAAGACATCATTTAATGCACACATCTTTTCCTTAAGATTTTCTAACATGTTACTCCCCAAGTAAATTTATTATTAGAAATATTAGGTATTTACATGAGGCATCATACACAAAATGTCAGTTTACGAATAGATATTAAAAAACCTCCCACGGGAGGTCTCGAATATTAAATTTTACCAACCATGTCTTTTCAATGCATCATTAACTTCTTTAGTATTTTTTGGAATCTTATTATTTAACAGAAATTTAGTCAAAATCGCATTTGTAATATTCTTCTTTTCAATATTTTGTAATAAATTAATTGAACCCTTATCAAGCTCTAATATCCATTTAGATAAATGTTGAGAATATCTTTGCAATACATTTTCATAATTACGGTAAAAACAGTTTGATTCTGTATTATAGAAATCAAAATTAGTTAATATTTCATTGAGCTGATCAACTGAATAAGGCTTTTTTGAACTATTCATATTTTAAAGGCCATTTAAATTGTTACTTTACTATTATAATAATATAATACTTTATCAATATAAAAAACAATCACTAAGCAGAGCCGCAATTAAAAATTTTAATGATAAAAAGCCTCCCGTAGGAGGCTTTTTCTGTAATTGTTAAGCTGCTCGTCGATCTCGATCTGCATGCTGATTTGGATTTTCTAATGGTGAAGTTTTCTTTTCGTAATTACCTAAAACAGTTAGTACTGCATTTTTAATTACATCGTGAATAGCAGAGTTAACTTTAGGCTCATGGCACTTATTATTCTTAAAAATCAACATAGCTTTTACCTTAATTTGTCTTAAGTAGAGTAAAAGATAGCCAGTTTAATCCTTGCATAGCTACTTTTAATGAATGTTTGCGAAGTTCGTCAGCAAGTTGATCATGCATATCCTTCAAAAATACTTGAGCAACTTCATCTTCAGCATACACTTTGGTGATACTTCCTTTAACATCGCATTTAGCAATGTAATAGGCAATGATATACGCAAAAGCATCTGCGTAGTGGGCATCATATATTGCTTTTTCTGTTATTTCAACATAAGGAGCAAAAACTAGAGACATAATTCGGACATTATGTTCGCGGCCTCGACGTGTGGCAATAACTTGAGCAATAGCTGTAACTTGATCTAAGTCATCGCATTCTGAGTCTAAGATTGCGACATATGTTATATCATTTAATCTATTATCTGGATCCCCAAAAAATCCTTTTGTTTCAATACGATCTAGTAAATCTTCTTTCTTCTGTAGAATGACATCATATTCCTCTTTCCAATCTGCTGGTTCAATTGAAGCAACAAATTTTTCTGTCCAATGACGTCTTAAATAAGTGATTTTTTCATTGTCTAAATAACATATTCTCATATAAACCCATTAGAAACTTATAAAATATAAAACGAAGAAATAATAATGTAATTTGTATCAAATGTTAAATATATTTCTAAGAATTTTATTAATTTAATTTTATTTATATTCTATATAAAGTTTAATTTTCATTTTATAAAATTGTATATTTTAATTTTGTAGTATTGCTTAGTAAAAGCACAAAACTGTGCTTTTACCGGTCTTTCCAATACCAATCCTACTACTTGCGTTTCTCTTTTTGAGCTTTTGCTTTATTAAAGAGCCTTTCCAAAAACAAATTGTCCAAAGCAAAAATACAGTCATTAAAAATATGAGCAGCCACGGGCAAATCATTATGCTCTGCATAGACATTGATTGCCTGCTGGTCTAATGATAACGGGATACCCTGCTCATATCGTCTGGATCTGGCAATAGTACTAAAAGCCGTAAGAATGGATTCAGCCGCATAAGAATATTCTGGCGGATCCGGAATGTGGCCACCTAAGAATTTGATTTGTTCGATTTCGTGCGGCGTTTTCGACGCATACGCTTTTTGGTATTTGTAGAGCTCGATGACTTTCCCAGAATTAAAGCCTTGTCCTTGTCGGCTTCTTCCTGAATCTTCTGTGCCTGTTCTTTGATGAATAACCAGATTGAAATACCAATGTCACCTTGATTGAGAAGTTTTGAGGCATTCTCAGGGGTATAAGGCTTTTCCGATTCAACTGGCTGACCATCTACAACTTCTGAAAAAACTATCCCCTTCCAATCTTCGATCAGGTGAGCAGCACATGCATCTAGCAATAATTCATGGTAGAGCTTGGCGTTTTCATCTTTTACCATCACATCATAGCCTTTGGATGTGATTTGGTTTCCTGCCTTCTCTAGTGCAACTTGAAAGGGCTTATAACCAATTCCCCGGATTTTAAGCTCTGCCTGTCCACCTTCAGTTACAAAAGTGCACCACTGAGCAACATCTGAGCTTTTAATAATTCCGACTTTTAAAGCCATAGCAACCTCTGAAATTTTAGAAATAAAAAAGCCCATGGGATTCCATAGGCTTTGTTACTGAATAAGCTGATTACACAAGAGCACGTACAATCGTTGGCGCTGTACGAACTTGGGCAAAGTTGATGTCTACTGTAATGATGTCGTCACCACCGCCATCCGGGTGATTGGCTTCCATGACTTCTAATTGAGGGAAATTGAACGAATATTTACTGCCTTTACTGTCTTTAATATCAAAGGTCAGAGTGAACACATCACGTGTCTTAATTGCATCAATCCACCCTGCCGCAGTTGAAGAGAACATGAATGAAGCATTTGCTTCGATATCCATCATCTTTTCAATGTAGAACTCTGGTGTGTACTTGCCTGAACCGATACAACGGATTGCTTCAAGGTTATTGTTAATAGAAATGGTCAAAGACTGTAGACATGCTTTGCCTTGAATTGACTGGCCGTTTACAAGCAAGTTTTCCACGTTCGGCATACTGACAAGCGGACGAGTCGAAGCTGCAACCGGATTCACTACAGGGTTCGTTTGCTGACGAGTAAACGAGCTACCTACTAAACCAAAGTTACCAGTGATCTTCCCGGTTGTTTGAATGGTAATTTCACCGGTATTTACCTGCACACCACGGTAGATAAACACCTGCCCAATATCTTCAAAAACTTTAACCAGCGTTAAAGACTTACGTACATTACCGCCAATGGTTAAGCTATTCGTTGCCCAGTTATTAAATGCTAAAGCACTTAAGAATAAATCAAAGGTACCAAGTGACAATTCAAACTCTAACTGACCAGCAACTTCCGCTTCAGTAACTACACCGCCTTGACGATAGCGTGAGTCAACTACTTCACTGCTTTCTTCCGTAGAGACATTTTCTGATAGGCCATCGGTTACACGGCGAACTGTGTACCAAATTGGGTTTGCTGGAGTCGTCCCTAATACTGCTTCTTCACAAGCATATAATCGAATTTTTGCGCCTGAACTCATTTATAGTTCTCCAAAATTTAGGCATAAAAAAACCCGCTTCATGAGCGGGTCGTTAAAAATAGAGGGCGTAAAAAAACCCGCTAAATTAGCGGGTCCTTACTGGGTTTCTTCTGAGAGATCTGGCGGAGCTATACCAACCATGGCGGCAGCTACGGCTTCGGATAAATTGGTTGGCTGAAACTCAAAAGGTGTTTCAGTTGTCGGTGGCTCTGGTTCAGGCTCCGGTTCCTCATGCAAACGAATATCAACCCAGCGTGCTTCTGGAATATCCATGGGAATTTCTAAATCAGCTACTACTGCTGCAAGTTCGAAATCAAATTTACGCTTGTAGGTCTTAATCGAAATATCACCATTTTCTAATGTGTCATACACCACAGCTACGATCGTGTTTCCATTTGCGTCTTTGGGTACTTCGATGTACCAACCTTCTTGGGCAAAGCCTAAAGAGCCTTTAAGTAAATAATCGCCTACATCAACTTTCTTAAATTCAATCGGCTGTTTTTCTGCATCACTATTGAGTTCTATATGGTCGTTAAATAGCTTCACAACAGGTGATGCCGATTTTAAGAATCCGTTAGCATCAACCGAAGTATTAAAGCTAGTCTTTAAATGCCCCCATGTCGACCAAGCATCAGATCCAGCACCATAACGGTAAGACATTTGATGACCAGAGACACCTTTAAATAGTTGCCAAGCATATGTGCCAATAGAATCGGTTGAGTAATAACCCAAGACGCTACCATATCGCTGAGGCATATAAAGAGAGTTAGCTGTACTACCCCCCTGCCAGTCACCGTGCGCTACATTAACAAGTCGACTAGTACCTAAAACGCTTGTCCACTCGGAAACAAGAGTTTTAGAAAACAGTGAGGCAACTGTAGTAAGAGAGTAACCAAGAACACCTGCATCACCTAAACCCAACGCTGACTTTGCATTTGATGGAGAGTTGCCCCCTGTACCACCTTGTGCAATAGATAGTACTGTAGTTAAGCCCTTTATCTCAGTAATATCACTATTTACACCACTAGCAGCAGCTCCAAGATTATTTCGAGCATCTGCTGCGGTTGTCGCCCCGGTACCACCTTGAGAGATAGCTGCTGTACCCACTACTTGAGAAAAGTTGGGTGCGAGATTGGGAATACCTGACGCAAATGGCAACATAAACTGCCGCTTGCCCTGTGAGGTGTTATATGGGAATGGCCCATGATCCCATGTAAATTTAAATACTAGATTTGCCATTATGCTGTTACCCCGTCAATCACTTGGAAAGTCAAAGTTTCAGTGTGCTGTGTAGTGCCACTCACCACAGCTTTAATATCCATCTGACATAAACCAAGTGGCCATGCTGCTGTGCTTGTACCTGATTTAATATTCAGCCATCCCTTCTGTGTACTTTGACTTAACGCTGCACAAGTCAACGTCGCTATGGCGGTTCCATCGAGAGTTTTAACTTGCGAAGTAAAGGTATATCCCGTTAAATCGATCGCTCGACGTACATCATTGGCTGGATATTGCAGTGCATCATCCATATCAACTAGCTGCAGATTTAAGTTGAATGTGTCACCACGCTTAAAAACATGATTGCTCATAAGTGTTTCCTTTAGACATAAAAAAACCACCTTTGAGGTGGTAGTGAATAAGACATAAAAAAAACCGCTTGTTAGCGGTCATTTAATTAAAATATTTTTAGGTTTGTAATCTATATCTACTAAAACTCCAATAACAATATTTTTTTTAGGACCTTCAATTGATTGCTCATCAACCAAATCAATATAAATAGTTTGTACAGCAAAGTTGTTTTCTAATTGCCATTTATCAACTTCCTCACCTACTACCTGGGCAATTCTAGTTTCTAATTTCTTTTTCTTTACTTCAATTTCTTGAAGCATTTTAATGTATTCGTTCATAAAACATTTGACCTAAAGATTGATTAAAAAGAAGAATAGTTACTATATCTCCGCAACTAGAGTAATTATTATAAAAACCAGCATAATAAATACGCATCAATTCAGAAACTATTTTACTTTCTTTTATACACCTACCTTAATTTACAAAACTTCTAAATGATACTTTTCAGTTACCATTTTGATTTTGATTCCTTTGTAGTATCTAATCATTGGATCCTTATTATCTTTGGTTAATCTGTCTTGAAATTTTTCATTTTCCATTAAAGCCGCATAGTCTTTATAACCAATGATGACCTTTTTAGGATTTTTACCATTACTCTTAAAATCATCAATCAGGTTATTCAGTTCTTTTAATTTCATTTTCACATCACCAATTTTCATATAAATAAAAATTTACCGATTAAATATGACAAAGGTTTTATTTTAAAATTAAAAAAAATCTTTTAGCCAACCTTATACCCAATCGACACATTATACTGAATGAAGTCAGCGTCTTGCCTAATAAAAATTGACTGTCCATTTAAACATTCTAGATGATCGATTGAGTAATATTCAAAATGGGCAAGTAATGCATCGCTTAGTTTAGTAATTTCCATTATTCCAGAATTGGGACGAGCAAAACATTGGACCATGATATTACCAGTACGCCGGGTACAAGGACTATCAGCTATGCTCGAAATAAAACTCGGGCCGCCTGCAATAGTCAAACGGCACCATACTCCTTTTGTTGGCACATTAAAGCCTGGTGCATTTGGATACTGAATTCGTTCCTGAGCAATACCAGTAAAAGCTTGCATACGATCGATAATAGCTTGCCTTGTCTGCTCTAAAGTCATTGCCATTTTAGCCACCGTACTTTTGAGAAATAAAGTTAAACGTGAGGCCATAAATACCTTGTGGCGCTTGATCAGACCAACCGTTTTCTAAGCGCTCAGCATAAGGCTGGTTGTTCTGTATGTAGACCAAATTGCCCAATTTAATCTTTACAGCTTGAATAGCGGCATCTTGAATTGGGTTTGTTTCAGGTCCACGAACACCGTAGTCAGTAGATCCAATTGAAACGATATGTGAAGCACGGTAAGCGCCAGTATCGACGGGACTTAAATTAACTAAAGATTGCACAGTATCTATAACAATATTCTTTACATGCGCTTCTGCTGCTTTAGACACATCAAGACTAAAACTAGTCGGCTTTTTCCCCTTCCACCCCATGACTTTTAACCTCGCTTTCCTCATACATCTTAAAGAGATCCTGAGCGAACGCCTGAATTGAATAAGCTTCAAACTCAGAGCTCGGTTCTCGTTCACCCATGAGCTTTTTAATCTTTTGCCAGACATGAACAGCTTCATGTAAAAGCAATCCATACACTTCAATCTGATTTCTTTCTGAAGTATCACCAAGCTGAACAACTGCATATGCACCTTCGGAATAGAAATCAACCTGAGCTGCAGCCCCTTCAATAGACAAGAATTGATCGACCTTATTCATGTCCTCAAATAGCAAATCCATATGCAGTTGATTTCGAACTAATGTGTAATGCACATGCTGAAATGGTGAGATATGCCACAAAGGAACGTAGTTTGTATTTACCATTCAAACTCCTAAATTGCGCCCATTAAAAAACCCACCGAAGTGGGTTTTAATTTATGCAACTGAGCACTTTTCTAATTTTAAAGACCAGTCTTCTCCAAACCTTCGATTAAGATAGTTAGTAATTTCTTCTTCGTATTTTGGAAATGTTGCCTCAGTTACTACTACAGCATTTCGACCACCTGTAACTCCATATCGGTCAAAGCCATTTTCAGCATCTCTAGAAGTTGTATTATTTGAAAGATAAACTTTTGCCTTACCATCTTTAATTAGACTAGCTTTGCCTCTTACATTTGGGCATTTCTTTTCTGGGATTTCAATGACGATTACATATGCTTGAGTTGCCATAATTTAATTACACCTTCTCAATTATGAAATCAACGCCAGTTGTCACTCCACCACTAAAACTATGGGCAGTTAACTTAGCAGACTCTTCATCATCTATTTGACCAAATTCTACAGCTTTTTCTTTTGAATCTGTTGTAGTAAGCAATCCCTCATTGTCTGGAATTAAATATTTACCAGAATCGGTTAATTTAACGATATACCCCATAATTTCCCCAAGAAAGTATTTTAAAAATAGGTATATAGCTTAAATCAACTAAATTAATCAATACAAGCTTATACCTTCCTCAACTGACATTTCCATATTGTGCTAGCTGGATCTTGCTGAATATGAATTACCCGGAATGATCCTAAGACTGTTAGCCATTCATCGTCAATTTTTGGAGTCATAGATACTTCATTCTGCAGCACGGTAGCTTTCTTATCGGTGGCCAGTACTCCAAGCGTTTGGATCTCGTATTGACTATATGAGCCAAACAGAACGCCACGACCAGAATAGTTTTCTTTAACCTCAATAGAAGTTTCAGTTTTAGGATCCCAATTAGTTTTTGAGATCCGCTCACAAGTAAATGAATGAACGGCGTCCGCTAAATCTTCATTAAATGCTTCGGCAATATCTGCCTGAATTTCGTCACGTAAGCCCATTAGATTTTCCTGACAAAAAAGACGGATTTCCGTTTGCAATACGGTTTTATCAAATCAAGAATGAATTGCTCGATCGCACTAAGCTTTACTGATCCTTCCTGATATTCCTTTTCAGTTTCAACCGTATCAGCTTTGACTTTCTTACGTTTTAGTGCCTGTTCCTGTCCTTGATATAGGTCACCTTTCATAATGCCCTTGATGATTTGATATGAGGCAGTTTTTAGAGGTTCAGGAACTTGGGTAACGTCTTCATAAGGCTTAACGTTACGTGCTAATAGATATGCGCTGGCCATTTGAAGGTATTGAGCCTTATCACTGGCAGACAAAGCATCAAAGCCTTCAACATGTTCTATCGCTTCTTGTTCAGTGATAAAGCCCATGGATTATTCCTTTGGAATTAATGCTAAAAGTTCATCTTTTTTAGCACCTGCTTCAAATGCAATGCCTTTTTCAGTTAGTACAGCTCGAAGCTCATCTACTTTTAGACCAGCATAGTTAATTGGTTGTGGTTGAGTATCACTTGGTTTTTGGCCATCTTCAGGTGTTTGACTACCTTCACCTGATTCAAGTTCAGCAATACGTGCTTTCATTGCTTCGGTATCATTTTGAAAGGCAATAAATTCGCCCTTTACTGTTGCCAGTTGTTCTTCGAGCTCAGCAATTTTTGTTTCTGTCATTTGTTGTCTTTCCCGTGCACGGTTAAAGGATGAAAGTCCCATTTATGGATCTCCAAAAAGATAAGGCGGTGTTACCCGCCTTTTTGTTATTTGATCTTGTGCTTGAATGCCACAATACGGATCTGTTTAGGATCGTAGACACGTTCCCAGTTATCGGCTGTAGCAAGACCGGCATTATTAGGTGCAATACCTGTCGCACCTGCCCATTTAATGCCACGAGGATGTAGTACAAAGTGACGGCGGTTAATAAGAATGTCAGTTCCCGCTAAACTATCACGGTCAGTCTCTACACCTACTGGTGCGCCAATATCTTGGAAACCAATCGCACCTTGGCCAAACAAGAATGAGGTAAAGACATCACCTTCAACGGGCATACCATCATCAACGATCACACGACGGTCCATAAAGGTTTTATAGAGCACCACACCATCAGCATCACGTACGGTTTCGATCAAACCTTGTTTAGCTAGTGCTGCCATTGTGAATGAGTGCATTGAAATCGCTGTTAATTTATCAACAGCATCACCCAGTTTATAAGATGCATCGATAAATGAATGACCATCAATTACGGCTGCTGCTCCAGTACCAGCCGAAATGTCATGGGTATTACCTGCCATGCTTGCAGACCCAAATACACCTTTAAGTGTATTTACGGTAAACCCCTGAAATTCACGAGCCCAGTAATCTGCTACAAGATCAGCAATCGCACCCAATGGGTCATCACCAGATAATGCTTTAGATAAATCATTTGCACCCCAAGCCTTACCACGGGCATGCAAAATAGCAATATCTTTACCAGCCGTGATGTTATTTACCCCAAGAGCTTTACCATCTGAAAGTACTTCGGACTCACCGCTTAAATCATTCCAGAAAGGAATATTTACTGTAGTACCGCCTTCTGTACCAAAAGCGACTTTTTCATCAAGCTCCCCAACAATGCCTGACTGCCATAATGCAGATCTCTCGGCAGTTTTATTTAATACGTACGGAGTAAATAACTCAGGTACGATTACATCAGCAATTTTTGTCTCAGCCATTAGGCTTTACTCCTTAAAGTTTAATACCGTGTTTTGCCGCTAGCTCTTTAGCTAGTTGTGGATTTTCATTTCGTAATTGCGCCAATTTGGTCATATTTACCGTGCCGTCTGCTTTGAGAATGTCTGGCTGACCTTTTGAATTGTTGCTACCAGGTGCACCCATGCCATTAGGCTTAGGCCAGTAATACGGTTTTTGCTCACGTAGAGATTCAACCCATTCTTTTGGGGTCATCGGTGTCTGGCCGTCTTTACCAATGACTACTTCCCCGTTTTCATCAACTGCCACAGCTTTGCCGTTTTCATCTAATGCAAATTTTGACTGAGCTAAAAAGGCGATATCAGGGGTCGCTTCTGGCAATGCTTCAAGTTCAATTGCAGCCTGCACAATTTGGCTTTGAATCACTGATTGCTTGAACTTTTGAGCATAAGCTTCGGCTTTATCAGCACGTTCTTTTTCGGCTTTCAGTAACTTTTCATGTTCTTCACGCATCTTCTCGGTGCGCTTTTGAATCACTTCATTAACTTTGCCGTCTGCGATTAATTTGGCCTCTTCATCTTGGTCAAGTTGGGCAAAGACTTTCTTAACAATTTCAGGATCAATTCCCTCAAATTGTTTTTGAAGTTCCTGAAGTTGTCGATTTGCAGTTCTTGCAGCCTCACGCTCGCTTTGAAGTGCAGATTTCAAACCTTTTGGATCTTCATAGCCTTCTAGATCAAGGCGAAACTTCCCGTTTTCCTCGACATATAAAGCTCGGTGTTCTTCTTTGATTGCATCAAGTGAATCAACAATAAATGGCAATGACATGTTCAAACCTCTCGTTTGATTTGGGTAAAGCCTTATCTCAAGGCATTAAAAAAGCGCCCCTAAGGACGCTAAATTTCGATTGAAAACTTAGTAATTTGTTGCAAATAAACGGTAGCCTTCTAGCTCCCAAAGTTTATTTTCAGCTGACTTTTCTGCATTTCCACGAGCCATACGCTCCCCAATTTCAGCATCAAAGTTTTCTGCATTCACACATGCACTAAAACCCGTAGCTAGAAAAAATTTTCCATTTAGAAATGCATGAACAAAAGTAGATGTCGTTCCACCTGGACGCTGCTCGACCGTGTATGTCACTCGCTTCATTAATGCATCAATTTGCGCTTTAGTTACTCGGGGTGCCACAGACTTTTCAGCTAGCTCTTGCTCTGTTACTTCTTTGATCATTTTCTTCTCACAAAAAAAAGCACCCGATGGTGCTATGGTTTGAATTAGGTTTAATGCGGAATCTGTGCTTTGAGCTGTTTAAAGTTATATCCTAAAATAGCCATATATCTTGGAATCAACCTCCTTACAAATGGCACAACAATAAGATTTGTACTTAGGATGTATTGTGCTTGAGTCATAGTTATTTGCTTCATAACTTGGACCTCTTTTCAAGCTTCCTAAGCCATCTACGCAATCTGTATTTTGATCGAGTAGATAGCTGAATATTCCCTTCACCACTTAAACTAAAATTCATATTCCCAACCTCTTGAACATTTGTTCGTCCAACATGCGAAGTTGGTCGAGTGTATAAAGACGCCCTTCTGGATCGAAGAACTTATCAAAATCAAATTCCCCTTCCTTATAGAGCTTGTAACGTTTCGACCCTAACCATTCTCTTTGAAAGAAATCATCAGTCTTTTTGAAGAACTCTTTAAAAGTGGTGTTGGCATCTAGCTGCCCTATTAATTGGCTTCGCTCATCTTTTGGAATGTCTTTAACTCGACGTTCGTCCATTACAAATGGCCGTTCACCAACTAATTTCCCGTCTTTCTCTACGGGCACCAGAATACTGCGGCAATTTGGATGTAACGGCGGTACCCGTTTTGCTGGGTCATTCACCTCCCAAACAGTTCCGTCTAAAGAAGCACATAATTTTGTAGTTCTACCATCCAAGACACTGACAAAACGTACATACTCAAAACCGATTTTATTGAAAGTGTCTAAATATGCTTGATTGGCAACATGACTGCGAACTGTTCTCACAGTACGGTCAATATCAGCTTTAGAACTGGTTAATAACCCATCTTCAAAATTAAGGCGCTTTGTACCACGAATCCGCTGGACTATTTCCTGATTAGTTTTGCCTGAGCTTATCCCGTCACGGATAGCATATTCGACCTTTTGACGTGTGCTTTCAGTAATCTTGCTTAGAAGATCATCTACAAGAGCACCACCAACTAAAGGGACCTTCTTAGCAGCAGTAAACAGTTTTTCACCGTTAGGTTTCTTAATCTTGCCGCCATATAACTTAGCAGTGTAATTAGCTTCATATACAGCCATTGCAGCAGCAGAGACTGCAAATGCTTCAGGCAATGAAGAAGTTAAACTTGTATGCCAGCCGGATATTAAATCTCGTATCTCCTTGAGGTTGGCCGTTGTGTAAAGACCCGCTGCAAGAGCTGCTTTCTCAGAATCATTTAACTCATCCAACAAATCCCGAAGCTTTGCCAGCATTAAAGTTGACTCATCATTAAAGATTGTTAGTAATTCATTAACTGATTGAGACGATGCCCGGAACAAATATGCTTGATGTTGAGTTAATACCTCGAGCAGTGATTTATCTTCTGAGGCCATTTATTACTCCTAAAGCGGCATACTATCTCGCTCACTTTCAACACGCTTCAACTCTTCCTGAAAATCATGAGCAGGCAATTTACCGGTCGCAATATACTCCCAATATGTTTGGAAAGAGTTCTTTCCGGCAATAGCACCTTCATAAAGTTGTTTGGCCAGATTGATATCGTATTGCTGAACGATAAACTCAGGTTCAACCGTAAATGAATATTTTGTTGAATCCAGCTTTAACCACTGAGCCGCATATTTGATAGCTTGTTCAATAGCTGCAGCCGCACACATCACGATACTGTGAAGACTTGCTTGCTGATCGTCCTGCCGTGCACGGCGCGCTTCACCTGATTCCTGTGTATTGGTATCAACTACTTTAGCTCCAGCTTCTAATGCCGAATTCTTTTGTGCATCCATTTCCTTTTTAGTGAGTTCAATGCCACTCCCTGAAATTTCGAGATAACCACACTGAGATTCACCAGGAAGGCTCCAGACAGCCATCACACCAGTAACGCTAATATCTTCATCACCCTCAAGTCCATTAATCCAAGGCTGCGGATGAGCTGTATGGTGAAGTGACTGGTAATAATCCGCACTGAGCTGGTAATACTTGAGTGCTGCCTTGGCCATGGTAAGCAATGGTACCGTTCCAACTTGTGGAGAATTATCGGTCGTACCACAGAAAACAAACGGCGTGAAAGATAGCTGATTACCGCCGAGATCTGGCGTTTTATCTTCTTCAACAGAGCCATCAAATAACCGTACAGTTAGAGCACCATCAACCATAGATAAAACACGGTGGACCGTCTTTGTATCGTGTCCAAACTCATCTTCACTATTCTCGAATTGTTCCTCGAGCACTAACAGCTTTAGATCCTTACGGCCACCAATGCTGTTTTCCTTCCAGTTAATAATGGATAAGGCATCATATAAGGCGAAGTATGGAACACCGTTAGCATCTACATCTACCAGCAAGCCACAGCGACCATATTCCAGTAACTCTAGGCAAATTCGGATAAAAAGCTGTTTAAGCCCAAATCCGTCATTTGTTGCATTCTCTATCAAGCCCTTAAGCAGAGTACTTTCGATTACGATGTTAGGTTCAAGCTTTGAGACCAGACCAATCATCGTGCGTAATGAATCCTGAACCCATAATGGATACTGAGCGCGACTTAGATAGGCTTTATAAATCTCTCCAGTCGTATCTCCTTGCTTTTCAGCCTCAATCATTCCGGCCGATTTAGCTAGGTATTTAGTTTGTGCCTGTTTAATTTGCTCTTCACCTGCTACGGCGTCGCGCATAATCAACCAGCTTTTTTGTGCAGCAATATACTGCGGATGTTTATCAGTAACTGCCATAAAAACACCAATAAAAAAGCACCTGTAAAGGTGCATTGATTAACGAGAAAAACCAGCGATTGCGCGCCGTTTAAATATTTTCTGAATGATGACTGGGAATCTCTTGGCTATTGGATATCCACCAGCATCCCCAACGTGGTCCAAACCAGCGCTTTTATCTGGCATTCCAAAATCATCATAGACTTGCTGTTCTAAAGTAGCCGTATAGTTAGGACACTTGTTTGTGTTCACTTTTAAGTGTCGTTCACCCTCGGCATTTAGGATTTGTGCATTAACAGCAGTAATACGATCTTTAATTCCGGGATTCACACCATTCACTTCAACTTTGAATCCATTTTTCTTTAAGATTGCATGATCTGATTCACTGAAGTTCTTTGAAGATGTTGCCTGACCTGAAGCATCTGGAATCACGGTAATATCGTGATCTGGAAAGCGCTCATTAATCAATTGACACATCGTCGGTGTATCTCTCACGCCAACCAGTTCATCTAAAGCTCTTGGCTTCCCTTCTCGAATGACATAAACCACAGCAGCCATTTTAAGCACGTTAAAATCCATACCAATGAGTAAAGGCTCACCTTTCTTAATTTCTTCATCCGTGTGGTTTAGAACTCGATCAAAGTCGGGGTAAACAGCACCGCTGGTTAAATTGACAAACTGCCCTCTTAAATAAGCTGAAATTAATTGCGGCGGATAAGACTCATAAAGTGATGATATGTAGTCATCTGGAAGATTAGCTTCATTGTCATAAGTTGAAGCTTGAATCATTCCATATAGCTTACGCTTAGCCTCTGATTTATTTGCCTCTTTAACAAATTGCTCGTATGTAAACTTAAAACCTTCAGGTGTAGTGGCCACATCAATACCGTTGAGCAAACCAGCTTGCTTATAACGCATACGTGCGATGATCTTACGCCAAGCCTGTTGAGCTTTGACCTTGGCCATAACATCAAGTTCATCAATCAAGGCGTGGCCAATTTTAAAACCTACAATTGTTGCTGGTTTCTCCATAGACCGGCAAATGATTGTCGTTCGATATTGCCGACCATAATAGATATCCACCTCTTTATTGGTTTCATAAACCTTAGTTTTAAGCCCCCAATCGAAAGCAACCTCTTCAATAGTTGGAAAGAAAATGTCGCGAATCTGCGGGTAAGTTGGAGCAAAATAACCCAAAGGTACTTTAGGGAATTCCCAAGCTTTGTTGCATAAACTGGAGCATCCAACCCAAGTCTTTCCCGATCCAAAGCCAGCGACAAATGCGCGGAACTTCTTTTCCATCTGCAAAAAATTAGCCTGAGGTACATTCAGTGTCGGATTGATGTTCGGCATCTTTTTTACTCGCATCCACAACTTGAATAGTTACCTTGACTGGTGTTGGATCTTCATCACCTTCACCCTCTCTTAACTTTTCAATCTCAAGTTGCTTTAACTCAAGATTTAATAACATCAGGTCATAACCCTGCATTTCTTCCCGAACCTGTTTAATAACCCCTTGCTTCATAAGCCTGTTGTTCTTCCAGTCTTCATAAATCTTCTGAAGTTCTTTAAGCCGATAGGCTTTATTAGCTAAAGGGATGTCATAAACATTCTTTTTAAAGTCCTCTCGGGTTTTATGAAAAAGGTCTTTATATTTCTTACTTAAATTCTTTCCTGCCGCTTTTGTCGGGTCATAAAGTTGTACCTGTTTTCGATCAATCTCAATGTTAAATTCTTGCTTGACAGCATTAGCTACCTGTTGAGGGGTATCCATGCAGGCAAGCGCTTGAACAATAAATATTTTTACCTGTTCTTTAAGTGCAGCCATACCCCCACCTTTGTCTAGCTACGTCTAGCAAAGAAGGCAAAAAAAAGAGCCATTCGGCTCAGTTGATTACGCAGTTTCCGCAGCATTTTGAAATATCAAGATTCGAAACAAACGGCGGATTTTTTGCGACTTCAATAAGTCGATTAACATTCTTACTTGGTCCCCACCGTTTAACCACGCCAACAAATTCTTCTACATCATGACCAGCTAAGTAATGCTTAGGCAGCCCCGTACTATCGCTATAAATGATTTCGCCGTCTTCGTCCTTCATCACACCAATGTGATAAAGCTCATGTTCAAGCAAGTAACAGAACTCTGTATCGTTTGCACGCTCACAGAAAGATGCATCGACCGTTATTAAATATGTTGGTACAAAACCAAACCAGTCGCGCATCTGTTGCTCTTGTCTTGCTTTACGCCAACCACCGACGTTAAACATTACTTTCTCGCACTGGCCTAATACCATAGCTTGCTTGCTTTTATATGCAGAAGAAGCCCATGCAAATGCTAAAAATTCTTCATTGTCGTGAAGTAGCTCTGCAATATGGTCATGATCCGGGTTGTGAAGAGGTCCGCCAATCGTTAAGTAATTTGCAATAACCCATTTTTTTAAATCTGATGCAGGTATTAAACGAATTGCTTCCTCTTCTTCAGCTTGATCAATAAAATCAGTCGGTGGAAATGGTCTTATTTGCTCCATCTTCAATTCTCGCTAATTCACTTTTTATCCAGTTGATGACATATCCCGACAAAATAGAATCTGGATGAAAGCGCTCTATTTTGTAACCCATCTCTTCAGCATGATCATATCGATCAAGACTCCATGCTTTATTTGACAGCTTTCCACCACGCCCACCAGACCAGGGACCACCCTCAATTTCAATGAGCAAACGCAATTTCACTATATGAAAATCAAAGCGCCAGTGTTTGGTATGGATCGGCTGAAACTTACTTTCAAATCCAATCGCCAAATCCTCAAGCTCTTCCTTAAGTGTTGCCTCAGCCTCGAGATATTTTTGCTTCGCCTTAGGTAATGGCCGGCTTTTAGGTTTAGTTTTAGGTTCTTTTTTCCGAGTAAGCCAAAAGTATTCTGTAGAATCCATTATTCTCACCCAAAAAAAACCGCCCTAAGGCGGTGGCTAAACTCACAGGCAATATAGTATTACTTCTTAAAAGTTGCCTTATAAAGCTTTGAATTAAAGTAATCCGTAATTTCTTTACCTTCGTTTTGAATTTTTTCCTCATTTAAGGGTAAAAAATCTAATTCAAATTTCAAGCTCATATACTCTGGAATAAACTTCTTTATAGGCGGAGGTGGTTTAGGTCCACCTTCTGTAATTTTTTCGATTAATCCAGCTAACCATAAAATATACTCACCTTCTGAATTATGAGGAGGAATCAAACTCACATCTATTTTTACTTTACATTCATCTAATGGTCTACTGAACAATTCAACAAAATCAATAAAATTATATTTTAATTTAAATTCTGTTCCCTCAATTTCTCTGCGTATACATGTCATAAGTAAGTTCATATTTTCAATACAGTCATGTGAAAACAATTCCTCATCTTTAATTTTGTTATAAATATTTTCCGCAAACATGAGATACTGTGGCATTTCAGCAGCTCCTCATTTTTATAAAGTATTTTTCTTAAGGTAATCCTATTATAACAATGTTGCAACAAGAAATTTTCCATTTTTAGTTTAAGGAATTTTTTAAAATTATAAAGACGATTAGATTCAATAAATTAGTACGAATAAAAGCTAGGGAAGTTTGATTTTTCTATTGAGCTTTAAAATGGATTATTGTGTTTAAATTATCATTTTAAAAAGCTTGCCTAGTAGGCAAGCTCCCCCTTTTTTGATATTTGCGCTGATCAATAAGGTTTAGTGTTACTTAAAGCAACACACTGATAATACAGAAATATTTAAAAATAAAAAAGCCCACTTCCTATTTTTACTCAGAAATGGACTTAGCGAAAAAAACGCTTAAACCTGAAATAGGAAATATCTATTCGGAAATATCTCCAACTTCATATTGGCATAATATTTAAGCACTAGCAATAGGGATTGAATTAAAAACATCAAATATTCATATTTAAATAGATAAAGATTTCTTTTTTTAAATGGTTTTATTTTTAGCCTACATAATTTTTTTAATTATCAAGACTTATAAAGAATATGTGCCCATCAATAGGTAATACTTAATAAGGTCTTATGTGCAGTAACCATTAGGCTCTAGAGACTAAGAACTCAAACTGACTAAAAATAAAAAATAATTAATTTTCAATATTAATGATCACATACTGCAAAGTTATGTATATTCCAACTTCTCCATTGTTGAGTGCCTCATATAAGTCTTCATCAACGAAATCTCCAGATTCATCATATAGCCATTTATGAATTTGAATAATTTGTATATTCCCTTTTTTGTCTATTCTTGCTATTGGGTCTATTACGGACCGAACTATCACCTTCTTCTTGGTCTTAACATCAAGCAATGTGATAATTGTCATTTTAAAATCCTTATAAATATCCTGTATAACAACTACTCTCAATCAATAAAGATGTTTATATTTAAATTACTTAAATAGCAATCTTTTCAATCTAAAAAATAAATAAAAAACACTTCAATAGTATGTGCCTATTAGAAAAGATACCTTAAATATTCTACTAGCAATAAAAAACCGCTTTAAGGGCGGTTCATCTAAAATTCACAGGTACTTAATGAAGATTTTTTTTCTGTCTTTGCATCTTTCTGGGCTCACAAATTTTTCCAATAAAGTTAGTTAACCACAAAATACTTTCTTCACGATCTTCAAAATGAGGTATAAGGCTTAAATCTACTTTTATTTTGCGATCAGCTAAAGGCAAACTTAAACAATGTTCAAAGTCTATTGAGCTGTACTTCAATTTGAGTCTTTTTTCTGCAGCTTGATTCTTTATCTCAGCCATAATGCGATTTAGATTAACAATCAAATTATTTGAAATTTTATTATTTTCATATACCCGTTCGTAAACTGTCTCAGCTACATCAATGTAATTTATTAGCTCTACATTCTTATTCATGACATTTGTACTCCGTTTTTTATAATTATCCGTCTAAAATAATGTTTATTTGAGTTACTAAATTCATCACGTACGTAAATATTGTTAAAGTTTTATCACTTATTTTTAATTTAAATATTTGAATTTATTTAATAATTTTATAATTTACTAATATTTATATACATCTTTGTTCTTAACACCCCTTTTTTTCTATCACTTGCCCATTGAGTTCACCACCCACACAGATATTCATTATAAGTACCAGTTTTTAATCAGACTGGACTATAGCACGAAAGACAACCGCCCGAAAAAGGAAGAAAATTTCTTAAACTATTTAGATAGCATATATGTCTGATTTTACTTGATCCCATAAATCAAGTATTTCATCTCTCATTTCGATTGGTTGTTTTCCAGAAATTATATAAAACGTTTTCACTTCTCCTTGGAAGCTTACTTGGGTTCTAAAGTATGACTCTGTTGGCCTTTGCATACCTGTTCTTGGTCCATACTGCTTTGGAATACTTTCTAACTTCAAATCTGACTCGTCTTTCGACAAGAATTGTCCATGATGGCGACCACCAATAAATAAAGTCATACTTTCACCTAAAAATAATTAATATTTACCAACATACTAAACATAAAATAAAAAATCAAATTATTTTTATTTTTCAAATACTTAGTTCTCAATAGTAAATTATTTACTACCGAGAACTAAATCATCAAATTAATTAAAGAAAAACCCCCGCCAATAACTAGTATGTAGCGGGGCCATTTGCGCCGTAATACGTCCGGCAAACGATAAAACTAGTTTTTACGTGCTCTAAGGATATTTAGAACTTTCTCAGACATTTCATGTAAATCAGATCCGATTGGTAACCAGAAATGAAACACTGTATTGTCGCGGTTAAAAACCTGCTTGTAGTACTCAGTTGTGAATGTTGGGTCGATTTCAGAAGCTTTTAACAAACGACCTTCTTTTTCAATCTTCTGGCCGTCTAACTCACCACCAACACAGATATTCATTTTAAGTACCAGTTTTTAATTAGACTGGACTATAGCACAAATGAAAACCTTCAGAAGGGGGTTGCTTTTAATTATCTTGTTAGAGATTTAAAGTAAATATTGAGCGGATCATATACTTTACTTTTTGTATCATAAGAAAATGCTAAGTTGGGTTCATATTTGGGATAGTCAAAACCAACCAGCAAACTATTTTGATGAATAGTTTCATTAACTAAACTTAGGTACTTTAAGGCTGACGGGTTTTCTCCACCAAGATCTTCAACTTTCTCTGGTAACAACTCGATCTGATTATTCAATTGCTTCAAATTGAAGTTAATTTTCTTGTTTGCCTCAAAAGCATGACCTTCTAAGTCTGTTTCACTATTGATAGTCTGGATTGCTAAATACGTCATCATATTGCCTTTTAAAGTTGAACAAAGAAGCTTCATAATGATGTTTTTTTATTCAGTTTGCAACAAAAAAATTAACGTAAGTTATTGTATTCTCAATAGTAAATTAAATTACTTTAATCTTTCCACACTTTCTGCATTCTTTGATTGGGTCGTCGTTGTAATCCAACCCATATTCCCAAACATGTATGCAAAAGACCTGCTTAATTCTTCGGAGCATTTGAACCTCCAAAAATCAAAAAGCCCATCGGATGATGAGCTTTATATCAGTGAATTACTTATACTTCGTCCACTATATCAAAAATATGCCATAAAGCGTCTAGACAGTCAACAAGTCTAAATTATGCTTTTCTACTAATTGAGAAGCTTTTAAACGTTCAACGATTTTAATCATTAGATCATTGGCAGTTATAACGTCGATTCCTTCAAATGCTTTTAGTGTTAATTGCAATTTATTATTAATTACATTTGTAATTATTGATATTTTACCAAAATAATCAGGGTAGTATTTCAAAGTTTCATTAACTTTCTCCCGACTAACGCCTTCATATAGTTTTACAGTGTATGTTTTCATTTGAACCTCCATTTTGTCTTAATCTTTTATCATGACCTAATAAATAAAATCTAGCGCAACTCACCATAATTGCGACCTGAGCTTTAGATTGGTTTGTTTCTTGAGCAACCTTCAACAATCCTTTATTTTCAACCTTATTTTTAATTAAACAAATTAATGCAAACTTAGTTGTAAAATCTGTTTTATCAGAATTTAATAGACTTCGTAAAAGTGCTTGAATTTGATCCGCCTCATAATCACTGATCTCACATCGAATATAAGATTTACTTTTTTGTACTTCTTTGCCAGCTTCACGCATCAACCAGTAAATTTGATTGATATGAAGCCCATCTGGCAAATCACCCCCTTTCATTCTAACTGTTTCACACCATGCGCCAAACTGCTCTAACCAACCGTCAATAGTATATTTAGACCAATCCATTTGTTGTGTTTTTAAAACTGCACTCATTTTTCACCTACCAATTGCTCAATTTGTTTAATCGCCACGCCTGCTTTCACTTGCTCTGTGCTGAACCGTAAAACTGTAAAACCCATCATTGCTGCGGAGTTGTATTTCTCCATATCCCCTATATAGCCTTTGCCCCTTGTATGACGGCCTCCACTCCAGATCCCGCCTTCCACCTCAATCAAAATCTTTGTACCCGTTATTAAAAAATCTGCTCTCCATTTACGATCAGGATGGAACTTATATTCCTGTTCAAAACCAATCTTGCATGCTCTTAAATGCGTTGCCAGAACCATTTCACCCACACTTGGTTGTCTGGCAACTTGCTTTGCTGAACGCCGCTTTTTATTTTTCTTTATCGGAAATAACTTGCGGCATTCAGCAATGCTGACTGATGACATCAAGCACCACCTTTCAGCAAATTTTCCAACTGATTAGCAAAGCAGTTATAAACTCGTGCTTTATCTTGATCACCAAAAAGGCTTGAAGCATGGGCATCGTGCTTATACTTTTGAACTAGGTTTTCAATTGAACTTCTTAGCTCAACTAAATTCGCTTGTTGTTCTTTTTGAATCTCCCAAGCCCACTTTCCAGATTTACCCTCAAACTCACTCATGACTGGCTCCTTATATATTCCACTCACAGCCATTCCGATCATCTTCTGGAATGATTGCTATATTTTTTCTGTTCTTGCAGGCTTCACAAAGTACAAGACCATCTCGTTTTAAAACCCATCCACGATTTCGGATATCACGTATAGCTTCAGCTTTTGTTTGCCCATAACCTTGACCAAATGCATTACAAGAGTCGCAATAAAAATGAGCATCGTATCCACCAACTAATCCCATCATTCGCCTCCGTATATTGATTCGTAATCAGCAATTGCATGAAGCAACTTGTATCCAGCAGATTCAGGTTTATCTTTGCTATGAGACAAGTCATATAGTTTTAAGTCCTCAATGCCACCCCATGATTCAACCAAATCAACCGACTCCACCAGACGTTTAAGCTCAACCAAATCTACAAAATACTTCTCACGATCTGCTGGGCTGATTTCTACACTTTGACCACATTGGAACTCATAACCCTCGTTCCATTCAGTTGCGTTATCGGGTGCTGAATCTACGATTTCCTTCGCGTATTGCAGTCCTTTATCTCTAATCAATTTAGATGCTTTCATGCATTCACCCCATCAATTAACTTAAGAATATTTCTTGGAATAGGCATACCTTCACGGCGGCACATCTCTGCGTATTCGTGCGGATTATCGAAAGGATCTGGTCCTAATTCTTTTGTAAGCTCAGGCTCTTTTTCCTTAGCCTTAAGCTTTTGTACTGGTGCAGGTTTACGGCCGTTAATCTTTAACCGTTCCATCAAAGATTTGAGATGCTTTTGCGCTTCGTCATTTGAAACTGGTATATGCACTTTTTGCTCACTTTTCTGAGCTAATAAAATTGGTTCTTGGTACCAAGCCTGAATTTTTCCCTTTAACTGAGCTTCTGCTTTGTACTCGTCATACACCTTGATAAATTCCATTTTGGCTTTGTACATTTCTCCGTCTTGAATAAGTGAATAGACTTGATCAAGTACAAATTTGGTCAAGGTTGTAATTTCTTGGTTCTGCTCTCTTCCGTCTGGCAAAGTCACTTTTTTGTGTTGAGAGATCTGAGTGTATTCACAAGCCTTAACCCAAGCCTTCTCGGCGCTCCACCAATCGTCCCCCATGCACATAGCACGGAATTCAGCGAAGTTAGGCATGTATGTATTTGTACTTGCGTAAAATAGCGCTAAGCCTCTTTGAAGTTGGTTAGGTGTAACCCCAACCAATGCTTTAGCAAGCTGCTGTTCAACGATTTGCATTGGAACGGCATTTTTCCCCTCTACTGGAAAATTCTTATTGAACTGAACAGCGTATTTAGTTCTGTAAGCCGCAATTAGTTCTTTTAAAAAACTTTCAAATGGTGCTAATTCATTCATGATTAATAGCCTCCAAAATCTTGTGACACTGGCGTAACGTCAATCACGTTTGAACGGTTGCTCTCAGCGTACATTTGAGTGAAATAACCCGGTTCTTCAGGAACGTTATGAGATTGTGGGTTTTCCTGAATTTGATTTTGGCGAGGCTCAAATACACCCTGATAATTTCCGATAATTGAGTTTTCCAGTGATTGGTTAGCCAAAGGTCCAAACGAGATAAGTTTTTTAAGGATTAGCTTTACTGCGTTTTCAGAAAGTGGTTTTTTGATGCTGATACGCATATCAACAAAATTGTTCCACAGTTCTGAATCTACACATGCAGGTAGTTCAACTGAACGTGGATTAAATTCATTTGGTTTTTCTGTTTTAGGTTTTTCAGAAACAGACCCTCTTTTTTTATTTATTTTTTTATTACTTTGAGAGTTGTTTTTGATAGTGATACTTTGTGTGTTAAAAATTTTTACTAGTAGCGGTAAAAAATTTTTACTAGTGTAGTTAAAATTTTTAACTAGCAGTGGTAAAGAATTTTTACTAGTCTGTCCATAAATTTCAGGTAGTAAAAATTTTTTACTAGGGAATTTAAGCACTAAACCAACGCTAGTATCGTTACCTAATTTGAATGTATTTCCATGAATTGTGCTTGGTTGTTCCACGACTAAACCGACCTTGATAAGCTCATTAAGGCACTTAACAACTGTCGGTCTACTCTTCCCTGTAATCTCTTCAAATTGAGTTAAAGAGATGGAATCCATCTCCTTATTCCAGCCACGAGTTTTACGGCAAATAACTAAATAAATTTTGCATGCAGCATCAGAGATTTTATTTAAAACCTCGTCAACAAATGCATTAGGCACTTGAAAGGAATTAGGCACAAAATTACTCATGTACACCGACCTTAGGCTTTACATACCCACCAAATTTTTGAACCAAGTCAGCATTAGCCAAACTATTAACGATCTGCCCTGCTAACCACTGATTAATGCGAAAACGCTGTGCCATAGTTTGTGAAAATTCTTCACGCGTTATTGCAGCATTATTTTCGTCATAACCTTTGGCTCTTAGATTTTTACGGTTACGATCATGTAGCTCATTGAGAATCACTAACGCTGGATCAAAGAAGGACTGAATTTCCTGAGTCTGTTTGTACTCAGGTTTATACTTAAATTGACTATTCATGACACCTCCGCTAATGCTTGCTCAGCGCTTGTTAGTCGGCGTTTGGCGTTAAGTTCAGCAACTGTTGCTGTTCGTATTTCTTTTGATGAAACCAGAAACAAATGATTTTGTGATTTGATAGTCCATAAACTAGTCAGGGTTTTATTTTTGACTTCAAACAAATCATTTGATTTAAAACTTCGACACTCTTTAGTAAGTACTACAACGTCACCCACTAAAAATTCTGGCTGGTTGCGTTCGGTTGTTTGATTTGATAAATTAGTTTTATTCATTTGATTCATCTCGACTGAATGCCTATAAACCACTCCTGTTTGCGCAGGTAGTGGTTTTTTAATATCCAAGTTTTTCCTTTTGACCACTGATTTCGTCATGAAATAGGTCATCAACTGTTTCTATACGGTTCATCCAACTTTTAGACATGACTAAAAGTGCAGCAACACGTTCCTTATCAATGCTCTGGTAATCTTTAGGAACGACTTTTAATCCAAGCAAACTCAATAGCTCGCAAAACATTTCAATCTCATTCAAACCATTGTTTTTCTTGTCTGTTTTAAGCCGAGTAATAGTGCTTGGATCAACCTTTAAATGTTCAGCAATCTCTTTTTGATTGCTTATATCAAGGCCATGCAATATGCGGGATACGCCATTTCTGGCACTTGCAGAAATATCAACTGATAATTTGCTCATCTTGTTACCTAAGCCACTTGTTTGGTTTTGCAATGCTTTTTCCAAAGCTTTTGTAATTTGGTTGCAATTTCATGCGATAAGCGTTTACCACATACCCCGCGCTCTAAATCACTAACGTAATTCTGTGAGCACCCGATCTCGGTACCAATTTGAGTTTGTGTTAAGCCCTTTTCACGCAAATCTGAAATCATGTTTGGCCATTGATTCATGCGAAGCTCCTATATTTTTAGGTGAATATATAGGTTTTCCGATATTTTAACAATAGCCAAAGCGATACTAATTTGTATCAGAATTCCGATATACGTATTTAAGGAAATACATATGGCTACTTTGGGTGAAAACTTAAAAGCAATACGAAAAGCAAAAAAGATGACTCAAAAAGAGTTAGCTCAGAAATCTGGTGTAAAACAATCTGTAATTTCTGATCTTGAAACAGGAAATGCCAAGTCGACAGGTTCAATACTTGAATTAGCAAATGCCCTTGGGGTTACAGCTGAAGAATTAAAAAAAGGTGTAGTTGGGGAACTTATTACCACCAACGTTGTGCCAGTTCAAGCTCGAATGGCACCCGTTTTATCTTGGGTACAAGCAGGTAATTTTACTAATGTTGAATCAGTAGATATGTCTCAAGTTACGGAATGGTTCCCTCTCCCAGATGATTGCGAAAAATGTTTTTATTTAAAAGTACGTGGCGTAAGTAATGAACCCGATTTTGTAGAAGGTGATTATATTGTTGTAGATCCGACAGTATATTATTCAGATATGCAATCTGGAGATATCATTGTCGTCCGTAAAGACAAAGATGCTACTTTCAAAAAACTGGTTATTGAATCTGATGGAACAAGGTATCTAAAAGCGATTAACCCAAATTTTCATCCCAATATCATTCCAATTGACGAAGATTGCTATTTTATTGGTCAAGTAATAGATTCATTGAGATATACATACCGTGGAAAACGAAGAGTAAGAAAGAGTTAAGATGAAAGTTTTTAAAATAATTTTGTTATTGCCAGTCTTAGTTTTAACTGGATGTTCAGACACTATTAGCCGAGCTGAACATGATGCTATCGTGTATGAGAAAGATCAGAAAATTGCTGAATTAGAAGAGCATATTGCTGAGTTAGAAGCTAAACTAGAGGAAGTAAACAATCAATTTGAGCGCTTTGAAAATGAAAAGTGGCGTGACGTCGTTCCAGATGTGGATAATGCTCTTGATGACTTAAATAGTGAAGTTGAAAATAATCCTTCATCAAACTACTAACAGTGCTAGACCATAAATATCAATTAAATAATTTTAATTAATCCCCCCCTTGTTAAAGTGATTTTTGTGTTTCAAGAGATCAATATCGGAATACCAGTAAAAATATCGGAATAACTATTGACTACAAATATCGGAAATGCGATATTTGTCTCGTAGACAACAAAAAAGCACACCGCCCCTCCCCAGGTCCGATGTGCTTTTGCAAAACTGCGAGATCAATTATGAACGTAAAAGCTCCTCCTTTCAACTCATTTGCATTTGTCAGCATGGCTGCTCTTGCAATCTCTGGTGGTTCTTTAGTTGCTTGCCAATTGCAACCAGCTTTCCAAACAAAAGACGCACCTACTCTTTTTACACCTAAAACTCAACCAAGTACTTACGGTGTGTTAACCGCGAAAATCACAGGTAAACATTCTGGCGTTGCTGTCATCAAATTAGATAGCTTCCGTTTAAACGTTAGCTTTGATTTTGAAGCTCATCCAGACAGTTACGGCGTTCCGGGTTCTGAATTCACTGCTGTTGATATTACCCAACTCACAGTAAATGAAATTACTGATATTAACGGTAAGTCATATAACGATTTCACCGAATTTGAAGACATCCGAAACATCAATGGCCTTCTAAAAGGCTTCATCGAACGTAACAAGTTGGTGGAGTCTTAAAGATGACTAATTTCAAAAAACACCCTGACGGCTACATGTCATTTTTAGGCCGTGATGATAAGGGCCTCTACTCTGTCCGCATTGGCTGGCAAGTGTACGCATCTAATGCTAATGGCTCAGTTCTTTACAAGGTGAAGGACTCAGTTAAGACACCTTTGGACGTTGAAAAGTTCCAAACTGACTATTCAAAAGTTTGGAATGAACTCACACAAGAAATCGACTTCCAACGCAGAAAGCAGCTCGCAATAAAGCTACGTGAAACAAACATCCCTACACGTGACCGCAAAGCTTATAAAACTAAGCGCGGCTTCACTGGCTCAAGATAAGGATAAGAAAAATGGCTTTACCGATTATTACTGCTGACCAAACTTTATTGGTTCAAGCAATTATTGTGTACCTTTACGCTGATCCGGGTTTAGGTAAATCATCGATGGGCTTTACTGCGGAAAAAGCAATTTCTTTTGACTTTGACCGTGGTGCTCACCGTACTGGTGAATTACGTCGTGGTGCGGTTGTACAGGTTCAACAATGGAGTGATGTTGCAAACCTTACTCCGCAGGACTTAGCACCATATAAAACCGTAGTCATTGATACCGTGGGTGCAATGCTTGAATGCATTAAAACCCACCTGTTACTTACGGCAAATAACCGTCAAAAAGATGGTTCTTTAAAGTTAAAGGCTCAAGGTTTAGCGAACCAAACGTTCAAGCAATACATCAATACTTTGATCAGTTTAGGTAAAGATGTTGTTTTCATTGCACACGCATCAGAAGATCAAAACGGTGATCAAATTATTTACCGACCAGATCTAGGTGGTAAAAACCGTAACGAGCTTTACCGTATAGCAGATGTCATGGGTTATCTAACAACTGTTACTACTGGTGAAGGTAAAAATGCCCGCGTTATTAATTTCAAACCTTCACCTACACATCATGCGAAAAACTCAGGTGCTTTAGGCGGTGAAACCGGTGAAGTTTGGGTACCAGATCTCAAAACACACCCTACTTTCTTGGCTAACCTGATTACTCAAGCTAAAGATCACATTAACACCTTAACGCCTGCACAACTTGCAGCAGCTAAAGCCCAAGAAGAGCTAGAAAACTGGAAGCAAAGCTGTGAAGAAGCTGAGCATGCAGGTGACCTTAATCAATTAACTGAGTCGCTTGATAAAGAACACATGTATTACCAGAACATGCGACAAGCAATGTTAATGAGAGCTAAAGCATTGAATTGCACGTTTGATAAACAACGTGGCACTTGGATAAGCCCACCAGAATTTATCGGTATCTCAGATCAACAAAGAGATGAACTTCAAAACTTTATTGCTGAACGTGGCCTCGATGTGAAAACAGTTTGTGAGCACTTAGGTATAGATGCCCTCATTCAAATAGAAGCGGCAAAACTAACTGCAGTTAAACAAGAAATTGAAACCTTAGCGAAAACAGGGATGACAGCATGAAAATACTTAATAAAGTTGAGGCCAAACTTGCTTGGGCTAACGGTGAATTACTTTTAGTAAATAATACTGAGCGTAATGGCTGGGAACCATTTAACCCTTATGACTTTGGCTTTGATGTTTTTGATAAATTCGAATTTCAATTAAAGCCTAGAACTATTTTTATTGGTGAATTTGAGGTACCAGAACCATTAAGAGAAGCGCCAGAAAAAGGTTCTACTTGCTCTTACCCTAGCCCAACTGTTGAATTAGGTGTGCAGCAGTTTAAGTGGAATGGTTCAAAGGGACAATTACGCATGCTTCAGCATGGTCAAGTCCACTCAAGTTTTGATAATGCTTTTGCTCATTGCTGCGCGATTATCAAAATTAGCGGTGGTGAGTTTGCTGGAGATATTCTAAAACTTCTAAATAAGCCTACTGAAGAAGTCGAAGAAGAAAAGCCTTCAGAAAATGATGTTGAAAAAGCACAAACAACTGAGCCGGTTATTGAATCAAAAACCACTGATCCAGAATATCAGAAGAAACTTGATACCCTGCTGCAACGAGTTAAGGACTCAAAAACACCAGACGAAGTAAATGCAGTTTATCGATATACACGCACTTGGTCTGATAAACAAATGGAGCCTTTGCTACTTGCAACTCACAAACGTCTTGAAGAGCTAGAAAAATCTAAGGCGCAAGCAACTGAACCACCTTCACTAATGGTCCAGATCCAAAACGCGCCCGACCTCACTACATTGGATGCTTTGGAAATAGATGTGGCCGCACGAGATCCACAGATTCAATCACGACTCATGGATTTTGTTAAGAAACGCCGCTTTGAATTAGAAAATGCGGCATCAAACGAACCTGATTATTTACTGGAGGAACCATTCTAATGTCGAAACAAACTACTCCAGAGTTTCTTTTCGAGCCAAAGCTGCTACCAATGCAGCTTTTCGAGAAGTTCATTGTGTTCAACGTAAATGCCGGGTATCGCGGGAAAGGCACGCCGCACGGCGTGAATTTGATTAAAGGTAATAAAGCCACCCTTTCTGTAAGCAACGAAGGTGTGATGAACAAAGCAGCTCAAGAGCGCTACAAGCTAATGCTTTTGAAGTATTTCAAAGAAGGTCGCTCTGCAATGGATGAGCTGGATCATGAAGTTAAACGTATTTATAGAATGGTGGCCTAAATGATTGACCTAAACCAAGAACTTGAAGATTTTGATGCTTATTTTTTGAAAAGGCATGGTGAATTGCCATTAGATCCTACCTCTGAGGAATACGCCAATAAATCATATCTAAAACACGAGATGTTTAAGGCATGGAAAGCAAGAGCCAAATCTCAGGCGTTACCAACTTGGATACTAGCTTCCACCACGTTGCCAGAAGAAGGTGAAGACGTTTTGTTCTTAGATACTCATAACATCATTCATGAAGGATGTTTAAACACTGACTACGCCGATGGACCATATGGCGAAAATGGTGAAGACCTTGGTGGGAATCTAACTTTATGGACTTCTAACTCAAATGGTGAAGAGTTCTTACTAGAAGAAGTTAAGTTTTGGATGGTTAGACCAAGTAACCCAAAAATAGGTGAATCGGGAGCTGAAGGATGAGTGAATCAACTTTATGGGCGGTTGCAATGCGACCTGAAGGTTACAGCCCTTTCAGACAAACACCAGCAGCTTCTAAAGAGATAGCTGAGAGAGCTGTTGAGCGTTATAGAAAAATGCATGAAAAGGAAGGCAACAACTTTTTCTTAGAAATCTTCGATGATGTTATTAAAGTCCAGAAATGGCACGGTTCCCGCAAAGATCATATTAAAAATCTATTTTATGTAGAGAGTTGGTTT